TCAGATGCGTCCATGAGTGCAGTCGAAATAAGAGAGTCGTACTTATCCTGCACGCCAAGATATCTGAGCAACCAGTTCTTGCGACGACTATCTTTGGACGGATCGTACAACGGAGAGCTCATCAGAACCTCGGCTTATTCCCTTCTATCCACTTCTTGGCGCACCATCCACCAAAAGCGATAACCACAAGTGTAATTGACATGAACAGCTCAGGAACTTGCCAAAGCTGTTCGTAGCAGTATTCGACCAGATACTCCTGGGGGTGTGGGTTACGCTGCAAAGCGTCTCGCCCGAACCGAGATTAACAACGCATTCCATGCGCAAGCTATCGCTGATGTCCAAGAGAAGCCATGGGTCGAGCACGTAACTTGGCATCTCAGCAAGATGCACAAACCGATCCCCGGTGACTTGTGTGAGACGTACGATGGACAGCAGTTCAGCACCGATTTGGTGCCGCTCAAGCCCCATCCACAATGCGTAACTGGAGATACACTAGTCCAATTTCCCAAAGGCAGGGTGATAGCTGCCACGTCTCGCAGGCATATTGGACAGCTCGTTGAGATCCAATATGCGTCTGGCAGGAACCTTACCATCACCCCAAATCACCCGGTGCTCACCACCACCGGGATGATTCCGGCGACAATGCTCAGCGAAAGTTCTCGCGTAATCAGCAGCTTTATTGGTGTAGGGGAAGTCTTTGGGGCTGATCCAGATCCAAAGCATGGACCAGCCTTGGCCAAGGATGTATTCGCTTCGTTCAACGAATCGATCGACGTGATGTTCTCGGTTGTGAGATCCATGCCCGAGGATTTCCATGGCGACTCCAGAGAAGGCGACGTCGCAGTTGTAAGGTCCAATGTTCAATTCGGTGATGGCTTTTGGCCCAAGACTTTCAGCGAGCATGGAGTTGATTGGATTGCAGAAAGTTTGCTTGATGAATTTACTTTCGGCCCTTATGCAAAGCTCTTCGAAGGATTGCTTCCTTCCTCGACAAGCTTGATTAGCCCTAGAGGTCAATTCAATTCTCCTGGACTCTGGAATCCTGGATCTCCAAATTTGTTTGGCTTCTCGGGAAGTTCTGAGTTGGATCCCATGCCTTTTCAGGAACTTCTTGAAGGCCATACCTTTGATCGGAAGATTCTCGGACCTGCAGATTTCATCTGGCGAAGCACCGGCCAGATAGAGATTGATCAGGTGATCGGGATCAGAAGGTTCGAATCTGATATGCATGTGTACAACTTTCAGACTGAATTGGGTTGGTACACAGCCAATAATACCGTAGTTAAAAACTGTATGTGCTATACCACTCCAGACATGATGCCATGGGATCAAGTGGAGGCCAACATTATTGCAGGTGTTTACGATGAATACATCGATGGGAACCTGTGATTGCGTAAGGTACGCTATCACGCAAGGGAAAGGATGCCAGAGAGCATGTATGTTTCAGCAGAGATCGCGAGCTGGGAAGCCTGGCTTGTTTCGAATCCGAACTTCTCTCTTTCCGGACGGGACAACGATGAAGTCGATGTCGACGTGGACGAAGATGATGTGGATGAAGACGCAGACTCGTCTGGAGCCGACGATGGCGAAGACGATGATTCTGATGGGGATGGTGAAGACGATGGTGAGAATGCCGATCTTGAGCGTCTCAAGCGTCAGAACAAGCGTCTTCAGAAGCAAATCGATTCTCTGACAGAGCTTTTGAGCAAGAAGGCCGACAAGCAAGGCGACGAAGACGGTGCTCCCGAGGGGTATGTCTCGCAGGAGGACTATGACAGTCTCTTCGAGATCTTGCGAACTGATTTCGTCGAGAATGCAATCAGTAGTTTCAAGAACAAGGATGGCTCTCAGCGCTGGGCTTGGGAAGATCCGAGCGCGGTCTACCGATTCCTTGATGTTGACGAACTTGAGTTTGATTTGAGTTCGAGAACAATTGACGGCCTTGAGGATCAGCTCAAGGACATTGCCGCACGGTATCCTTTCATGTTGAAGGGTAATGGCAAGCCTGGGGCTCGGAACGGTGGCAAAATCGGTTCGAAACCTGGCAAGCCAGGAACTCGAGAAGAGAAGAAGGATTTGACCAAAGACGCTCTGGTCGAAGACTTCCCGGCCTTGGTGAACTGAGGAGAAGCAAGATGGCACGCATCGACAAGTACAACCCTTACGGTGGTGGCTTCCGCGCTCCGCTCGCCGCTGATTGGGATCCCGCCGACAACGGCAAGCCGTATGGTGTGGGGCTCAACAGCTCTGGTCAAGTCGTCAAGGGTGCAGGACAGAGCGGCGTTGTCGGTGTGCTCGTGCTCACCAAGGCGTGGCCTGCTGGCCAGGTCGTCGACATCATGACCGACGGCGAGCTGATCGAGTTCGCGCCCACCGCAACGACTCCCGGTAGTGCTTACGGTGCAGCTGGAACGTCTTACTACGCCAACACTACGACTGGCGTTATCTCTACGACCTCCACCACTGGCCAGCACAAGGTCGGACACACCGTGGAGTCTAGTCGACTGATCGTCCACATCGCTGCGGCTGCGAACCCGTAACCGACAACTCGAACTTCAGAACTGAAATTCGTTGCAATGGAAGGAAATCCAATGGTCAAGGACGGCCGATACCTCAAGGTTCTCCAGCATCTCGGTCTGTCCGGCCAGGACAACCAGGGTGGTTACCTGGGGGCTGGCGATGTGCAGTACAAAACGTCGGACGGCATCTCATACGATGAGATCTGGAGCTTGTTCGGCAATGTGCTGGACGTCTACAACCAGTCCAAGTCTGCCATGATCCAGCTCCTCACCTATCCGGTGCAGGCGCAGGTCGAGATGGTCCCCCGGATTGGCAGCATGAAGTTCGAGAAGGCCTCCGAGTACGGCGTGCCGAAGTCGGCTCGCACCGAGCTGAACTTCTACCAGCTCGCGTACGACTTCGACGACTACGATCTGGCGATGCGGTACACCTGGAAGTACTTGCGCGACGGATCTGCAGCCGCGATCAAGGCTTTCCACAATCAGGCCATGCTGGCCGACAAGGCTCTGCTCTTCGGCAAGGTCATGGAAGGCATCTTCGATAACCGCGTGCGCGCGGCTGAGATCAACGGTCTTCCGTACAACGTGTATCCGCTGTACTGCAACGATGGTGTCATGACACCTCCGAGCTACAACGGCACCACGTTCACCACGAGCCACAATCACTACCTGGTGTCTGGCGCCACCACGATCGACTCCGAAGATTTGGAGCTTGGCTTCGATCACATCACGGAGCACGGCTACACCAAGGAGTCGGGCACCCAGCTGATCGTGCTGGCTGGCAAGTCCATCGTCAAGGAGATCCGGAAGTTCAAGGCTGGAGCTGCGAACAACAACTCCAAGGTAGCACAGTGGGACTTCATTCCTTCTCCGGATCAGCCTGCACAATGGGTCACCGGCGCTGAGGGATTGATCGGTGATCGTCCTCCGAGCCGGTGGAACGGTCTGCCGGTTCAGGGTTCCTACGGCGGTGCACTGATCATCGAGCATGGTCTCATCCCGGCGAACTACGTGCTGATCCTGGCCTCTGGCGGACTCCTGGCCAACACCAACCTGGTCGGCCTCCGTGAGCATGCCAGCCCGGAATGGCAGGGCTTGCGCCTGCTGCCTGGCAACCAGAACAAGTACCCGCTGATCGACAGCTTCTACCAGCGGTCGTTCGGCACCGGTATCCGCCAGCGTGGTGGGGCTGTCGTCATCCAGACCAAGGCTTCTGGAAACTACGACATCCCGACCGCCTTCACCAACGGCAGCTACGGTCTCAACTCCGAGTACCTGAGCCTGTAACAGAAGGGATTTGCACAAATGGCACGGAACATTCCCAGGGATCGGCCGCTATCCGACGAAGATCGGGCTTGGCTGGAAGACTGGTCGCAGCATGATGTCATCGCTGCGATCGACGCCAGCTTCCCTCCGGGCTCGGAACCGGCTGACGACGACGACACTGTCGATGTCGACGAGGACATCTCGAAGTACGTGGAGTCTCTGAAGGTTGATGAGCTCCGCGATGATCTCGAGAAGTTCAACATCGAGTTCGACAAGTCGGACAAGAAGGATGAACTGGTCGCAACGCTCGCAATCGGCTTGCAAGAGAAGCGGAATGCCGGCGAGGAGATCAAGCTCACCGAAGCCGAGTAGTCCATGGCTACCGATGATCAGGTAGCCGCTGTCAAGAGCGCTGGGTTGCCGTCTGAGTCCAATCAGACGGCACTCGGTGTTTCTTGGACAGATGAACAGATCGCTACCGTTTTCGATCTTGAAGGCACCGTCTCCAAAACTGTTCGCGCATACTGGAATTCAGTTCTGGCGAACACAGCCATGTACATGGATGTCAGCGAGTCTGGCAGCTCGAGAACTCTCTCGCAACCATGGAAGAATGCATGGGAGATGGTGCAGCGCTGGGACCGAATTGTTGCAGAAGAAGCTCTGAAAGAGACGCGTGAGGTCACTGGATCTGTGACCTTCGGACGGATCAAGAGGGTGTAGTGTGCCGTCAGCATCTGCGCAGCAGGGGATGGCCCTTCTCAGGGCCAGCACTGACGCATACATAGCAGACGACCCTACAACCATCATCTTCATCGTCGATCAAATGGTCGAGAAGCCTGGTGGTGGGATGGAGCGCAGTGACACACCAGGATTCACTCCTGCACAGACATTCAAGCTTATAGCACAAGATTCAGGCAACGGAATCCAAACTGTCAGTGATGACGGTAAAGCTCGACAGTTCGATTACATCATAGTTGGACGGCATGATGCTGACATCAAGATCGGCTATCGCTGGGCTGATGGTGGCAACTGGTATCGTGTGACTGGCATTGCACCTTTCAACGGATATGAAATCAAGGCTACTGCAACAGGTTTGGGAGATGACCCGAACTATGGCTAAGATGGAATATCGATACGACGACATCGAGCTGAAGAGGAATCTTGCCGAGTTCCCCGACAAGGTGGACCGCGCGATCCGTACCACTATGGATTACACCGGCATCGAGTCAACAGGGGTGATGAAGCGAAATGCTCCATGGACAGATCGTACCACTGCTGCTCGTAATGGGCTACACACTGCTAACAATTTTGCTCCTCCAAAGTATGAGCTGATTCTCAGCCACACGGTGCCATATGGCATTTGGCTCGAGATCGCCAACAGCGGACGATACCAGATCATTATGCCCACAGTTCGCGCTCAGGGGCAAGTGCTCATGAACCGGTTCCGAGGGCTGTTCGATAAGATGCAGAGGAAGCATGAGTAGGGCAGTGGTTTTGGACACGCTCCGAGGAAGCGCAGCCTTGGCGGAGTACGTGACCATGCCGAAGAACGTCCTTGTGAATCCAAACTCTGATGGCAGACCAGATGTCTTCCTCGGATCATTCCTGGTGCTGCGCTGGGAAGAGATGGCTCCGACCAGTTCATTCTTCGATGACGGACCCAGGGGTCCAAGGAATCTGACGGTGTGGGCTCATCACCCCAGAGAAGATTCCACCGATTACGTTCGGCTCGAGAACATTCTGGATATCGTCAAGGATGAACTGACTGCCCTTGAAGAAGTTGATGGTGCAGACGGAAGAACTCTGACGAACGTTCAATTCGCAGCCAGCAGTGGTGATTCGATCGATCCTGGCTACAACACCATCTGCAGAACTTCCACATTCAAGGTCTTAAGTCGCATCACAGCGTCGTGATGCGCAGTGCGGTATGATTAGCAGCGACGGGAAGGGAGGCCGCTATGGCAGGCCAGACTCCGAGCGCCAAGGTTGGCGTCGAGAATAAGACCGAGAGCAACCAGGCTGTTGCACCTGATGTCGAAGCGACTCCTGTCGCCGACCAGACTCCTGTTGCTGCAGAACCGAGTCCACAGGACGACGTCATCCCGACGATCCTCCTGACTCCTCCGGAGCCAGGTACCGAGGTCGTCGAGTACATCGGAGTGCGGAACGAGTACGAAGGCATGAAGGGCTCGCAGCGTGAGCTGAGCCTGACGGACTTCGCTCTCGCCGGTGTCACCAAGCCGTTCACCGATCAGCGCAAGGTTGCTGTGTGGACAGCACTGAATCGGTATCAGCTGGACCGCAAGGTCTTCACGCAGGATGCCCTCAAGGTTCTGAAGCTGCAGGACGACTTCGCATTCACGACGGCCGAGTAGGGAACTCATGTGGACGTCCGGTGCAATGGCAAGAAGCATGCGAGGATCACAGAGGATGGCCTCTGGGAATTCAAGTGCTCATCGCCTGCATGCACCGGTGGTGACAGGCGAGCTTTCGTCCTCCATTACATCGACCCTCCAACTGGCCAAACAAACCAAATTTCGAACAAGTTTCGGAACCCTTTGAAGGGTATGAAAGAT